ACGCCGAGTACCTGGCGCTTGACAATCAGCTTGTCGTTCCGTGTTTACACCTCGGAATGGTGCGCTCTGATAAGAACGAGTCAAGGCGTTGTGCCTTGTCCCGTCGCCGGACAATAGCGACTGTCCAGCGTGCGGTTACCTCTTGGTGTCGCATCTTCGGTTTTAACATTGTTTTTGAGCCTCAGGGTAGCACCTGTGACTCTTTGGCAAGTGAGGTCAAGCAGTTTCTTGCTGGATCATGCCCCGCTACCTCCGAGGAGGCTCGCATGGCATTCCAGTCTATCAAGAAGTTGCTTCCGGCTTCCTGCACTTGCATGGAGAAAACAATGTTAAAACGGTTGATCGAGGGGATGCTCACCCCTCGGTCTAGTTCCTTACCATCCGGCTATCTTTCTTTTGCCAGAAAGTTGGCTGAGGAACTGTTTCCTATCGGCTGGGATCGTACTTATAGATCCCACGTCGTGACAACCGGTCCTAGTTTGGCCGCTTCCCTCGAGGCAAATCGCCACGTGGGAGGCGGTACCAACATTAGTACCGATCACAGTCAGTTTCTTGACCGAACTTATGGAAAAGAAGAATTCGAGATTGCGCATCAGTGTTGCGCCCTCGTCGTTCAATCCGCGGGTAAACCGAGGCCATTGACAAAATACTCTGATGAGTCACTTTTGGTCAAACCTCTTCATAAGTCTATGTACGACAGACTTAGTGAATTACCGTGGTTGTTACGAGGGGACGTTACAGCTAATGCTCTCGATCTTGCCGGCTTCAAGAAGGGTAGAGGGGCTCTTGTTTCGGGAGATTATCGTTCCGCAACGGACAATCTGCCCCTGTGTGTGGCACAGGCTATTCTGAGTGTAGCATTGAAGAATGCAACCAGAGTACCTGAATCGGTTCGCATAACAGCTATGGAGTTGCTTACTCCAGAACTGGTTATGGCCGAGTATGACAGCACAGGGTTTTTGTTGAACAAGGAGATTCTTGGTCGTGTCGTTTCTGGTCAACAGATGGGGAGCCTTTTGAGCTTCCCTCTTCTGTGTGTCCAGAATTACATCGCATTCCGATGGTCTTTGAAAAGCTTTTGCCCTGACGGGTATTCGCGATTCTTACCACGGGATGTGCCTGTATTAATTAACGGCGACGACATTCTCTTTCAAGTTGAAGACCCACGGTTTTTCCGGTCGTGGGTTGACACCGTTCATCAGGTTGGACTTGAGGTCGAACTTTCGAAGACCAGCTTCGCTGACGATTTCGGTACGTTAAATAGTACACTCGTTCGTTGGACGGGATCCCACCTTCGTGTGGTTCCGACTGTTCGAATGGGTATGCTACGCACGGCCGATTTCGTCAATTCTCTCTCTGCCAACTTTAGAAACTTCACAAAAGGTCTTGGACCTTTGGCCTATGAATGCGCATGGCAATTTTTTCTTTGGCATCGCAAGCATATACTCTCGGCTGGTCGAACTCTTCGTGAGATCGGCTTTACGGGAGCACTTGCTTGGCGAGTCGCCAACATGATGCGCCTTCAGAGGGTTCCCCTTCGTGAAGAATTTGAAATGGGCGGTTTGCCATCTGCTCCGACTTTTCACAACTTTGTCCTTTCCAAGGACGAAGTTGAATATCTCCCAGAGATTGAATTGTCGGACGATGCTTTGCAAACGTCCATCCGTGAAATGACTTCCTGCGATAGAAGTCGAAAGGAATAAGTATTTCGCTGCACGCCCTTCGAGGGTCAAGTGCCTGCC